TGCCCATTTGTTCCGGCATCACGTTATTAACGGCCGTTTGGATGCCGTATTTTGCCGGATCAATTCCGAACTTTTCCAATATCCATTCCTTAGGCAATAGGTCTTTAAATTGAACCGGATCAAGTTCCATGCCCACCGGTTCAACATCCTTTAATTTGTATTCGGCCTCTACACCGGCAACGCTTGAAAAATACGCGGTGATTTCCTCGATTTGTTTTTGTTTATGCGTTACATAGGTGTTCTTGAAAATCTCATACGCCGTTTTCAATTCGCTTGAATTGCCCAACTTCCCTTCCTGCTGAATTCCAAAAAGTAACGGATGCGTGATATTGTGGCCGCTGAAAATATTATTCGTGATCAAATTATCAACCGCGCCGAAATCTTCCTTTGTCAAATCTGATGCGCCTAAATCATCAATTGTCGGACGCTTTGTCGGATCGTTATTGAATCCAATCAAAACCTTTTTACCCTCCGCACCGGTCGCGGCGTTTTCTAAACGCGCGGTTATTTTGCGCTTTTTATCTTCATCGGGTTCCCCGTTGTAAAAATTAATGAACTTTGATGCGCTGAATCCGGTTTTCGCATTTGTCAACGTATGCCTGGAAACCTCAATATCGGATTCAACCCAATTGCACGCGGCAACCCATGACGGCAACGCGTATGGGTTTTTTCCGCAACGATATTCTTTAAAATAAAAAATTGATGTTTTTTTATTGGATGGATTAAACGCCGGATATTCCGCCTCCGGTTGTTCCCATGTATTGTTCCACTTTTTACGATAGTAAAAACATGTGTTATCTTCATTCGCCCGAATGCGATCGTATGACATGTGATAAACATTGAATCCCCCGGCAAGTTTTGGAATCACTTGCAAATAAACTCCGCCGAAATTCTCAATGTCCAAACATGCCAATTTCATCAATTGATCCCATGATTGTTTTTCATTGGCCTTTTGCAAAAACACCTTTCCCGGTTCTGAATCGGTTGTCAATCCATTGCCCAGGATGTAAACACATTTACCATTGATAATGGCGTTATGTTTTGCCGACTTATTGTAAAGCCACAACAGATATGTTGGATAATCGTTTCGATCCCCAAATGGAACGAATTCAACGCCACGCTTTTTTTCCATTAATGGAATGCGCGAATCGGCGAATTCCATCGCGCCAACCTCGATCATTTCATCATTTGTATTTTTAACCGGCATAGCCTTTGTATATCGTTTCGGGTTCATATCCTTGTTGAATTAAGTTTGCCGCCGGATTCAAGAGCATTTTCCCACATTCAACTAAATTTAACCCCGTTGGATTCAAATTCGTTGAACTCCCCTGTTCATAAACCTCATAGGAATATTGCCCGGCCTGGGCGGTTGCAAATAAATTTATTGTGCTAAATGTGTATATGTTAACGCGATCCGGGTAATTTGATGTGTCGGACGCGGAATTTACAATGACCTTGTATTGAACTTTTGTTGATACGTTCGTAAACACAAATAAATAATAGGGATTTTGAATCGTTGTTGATTCATTCAACGTTACGATTGTGTCAGAATCTTGTCCTATTGTGTAAACGATCATGATATCATGTGGCAAAAAATGATCGTTTGTTGAAATAAAAAAGGCCGCCATATTACCGGCGGCCCCTCATGGAATCATGTGTAAACCCACAACATGAAATATTATGTTGTCAAAGTACCCAGGGCGGTTGAATTAACCTCATAGGCAAGGTTTCTTTCATCGCCGCTGAATGCCAATTCGTATCCGTTACGATCGGCCAAAACTTTACCGGTCTTATTGGCCGATGTATCCAACATCAAACCATAATCGCGACCATACATCCAACCGGTCCCGTTTTCATCAACAAAAACAAATATCAATCTGTTTTGTGCCAACAACAACAATTCGTTTCGAACGGCGGTTGTCATTTTGTTGATAGGGAATTTGATTGTTTGTTTATTGGTCAAAGTTCCCATTTCCCTGCTTGCTGCCAATGCTTCATCGGCCTCCGCGGTGTGGGCGATTAAATTATATTTTTTGAACGTTTTCGTTGATGCTTTTGTAATCGCTGAAATAACGCCGGCGGTTTCAGTTATCGCAGTAACGTTTTCAAATTCGATTACATAAATTTCACGAACGCCCCCGTAATTGAAACGGCAATCTAAATTGTAACCTTGTGTAAGTGCGCAGGGCATAGTTGTAATATTTTAAATTAGGGCCGGATAATATGTCCGGCCCATTATTGAATCAATTATCCAAGATACAGAACGTTGTTCGCTTGGCGCGCAACGTGTGCAGCAATGGTGAAAATGTGCTTTACAAACATATCTTCGCGATTATTTGCAATCTTGTTGATTTCCATCCTATTGATATCAGCAACCAGGTCAGTACACCAAATCAAGTTTGAAGGCAACGCTGCGATGATACAATTTTCGGGAACCGGTACAAATTTGATTTCAACGCCATTGTAGAAATACTTGTCGGCTTTGATATCAACGCTGAACAGATCGCGGTAAGTTGCACTTACGTTGAAAATGTTGATAAATTGTTTGTGCGAATAAGGAGCATACAAATACGGCTTTTCGCTTTGTGCCAAAACAACGGCCGGGATTGCGGCGTAAACTTTAGCATATTCTGCGGCAACATCACCGGCATCGATTGTTGTTCCCAATACTTTAACGCGTGTTCCCAATGCGCCGTTGTTGTAAATCATTTTTGCAACAACACCATCAAATTGTGTGGCGGTTTGTGCGGCTGCCCATGTTTGCTCGGCGGCTCCAACTGATCCCTGGCCGGCGCCTGGGGTAAGTGCTGCGATAGCGGTTTTAGTTGCGGCGGTAATACCACTCCACCATTTTGTTTCGGCATCGGTTGAAATTTCTTTTCCGTATGCGGCCAAAACAACGCGCTCGAATTCAGTCGACATCATTTCCCATGCGCCTGGCTTCATTGATCTTTTGAACCTTGAAGGGCGAAGGGTGTTCGGGTCAAACTCTTGATAATACATTACTTTGGTCGGTGTAACCGATGTATCATTCAAAGTGATTGTACCCTGGCTTGTTGGTGCGCCGGATGCAAACGCTTGCAATGTTACCGCGTTTGTGTTTTCGGTGAAAATACTTTCGTTTTTCACATCGCTTTCAAACGAAACCAAATTATCTGCAATGGTTTTGTTTTCGAATAATAGTTCCTCTAATACCGGCTCGTATGCCTTACCGCGTATGTCAACGATAGATGCTGAAATTGCCATTTTATTTTGTTTTAGATTTTAAAGATTTCTTTTCTGTTTCCTCGATTTTATCCGGGAACCTTTGTTGCAAATGCTCCAATTGTTCCTGGCTCAAATTCGATTCGGATGTGAATGGATTTGATCCTGGGCCATATGCCCAAATCTCAACCCCATCTTTTATTTTTAATGCCATTGATTAAAAGTTTTTTGAGGCGCGGAATTTCTCCAATGCCGACATTTCTTCAAATGATTTCACTTTTTCAACCGGTTGTTCAACGGATGAATTCGCGATGGTTTCCACCAGGTGAAACATTTGTTTCAATGTTTCGGCTTGTTTTTCAATGGTGTTTTTTTGTTCGGCAATGGTTTGCTTCAATTCAATGATATCGGTTTTTGCGGCCGCAAAACCTTGTTGCATATCGCTGAACATGCCAGGTAGTTTTTTCATTGCTTCGACTTCAACCTCAACAACGGGCGCAACTTCGGCTTTCTTTACTTCGGTAATCAATCCGCCGGCCGTTACAATCTTTGCTCCATCTTCGAACTCATGTTCGCCATCGGGTGCCGGTTCGCCGTTCAATGTTACTGATCCGCCAACCTCCAATTTGTCGATTGAAACAACCGCCCCGGATTTCAATTTGTATTCCATGAACGCTTGGGTTTCAGCCGGAACGGGTGTGGCCAACTGCTTTTCCATATCGCCGAATACCATTGTTTTGATCATTTCAACTGCTTGTTTGGGTGTCATGTGATAATTCTTTTTTGTTTGTGGCAAAATTTATAATGTTGTTGAATTTAAAATTTCAACTATTTTTTCAAATTGTTCTGTGTATTCGTCTTTTTTCTTCATTCCGAAATTCCCCTCAACGCTGAATCCTTTGATAAATCCGTCTTTGATCATTTGCCAGGCGACGTCATTTTCAACAAACATCGATCCAAACAAAGTTCCATCCGCCAAATCTTCAAACCCTTTCATCGGACGGATACCGCGTTCTTTGTCCGATTGGAAAACCTCAAACAATGTAACGCCTGGAACCTTCATTTCGGCGTTATGCATCAAATTAACGTTGTTGTGAAATCCTTTTTTCGCCATCTTGATCGCAATTTTTTTGATTGTTTCCGGCGAAAAAAATACTTCATAATCACCCAACTCCGGATCGGTTCTGAAAATTCTTTGATTCGCGATCATCAATGGCCCGGATATGATTCGCTTTTCTTCATCTTGAATGGCAAACGTTGCGCGGTCGATTTCCTTTAATTTCCTTTCTGCCCAGGCGATACCTTCATCGCCGCCCCATGATAACCACATCAACCGGCCACAACCATCACCCAATGGGCGATCGGAATTCTGTTTATGCCTTTGAAACGCCGACATCCTAGCGATTGTTTCGCGCGTTAACTTTTCGCGATTTGCGATTTGCGATGCGCGAATTTTTCCGGTCGCCTCGCCACATTCACCCCATCCGTTTTCCTCAACCCAACGCAATGCCGTTTTCGCATTCTCTACGGCCGCCTCCGGATAATCATTCCAGGATTCCGCAAATTCGCCTTCATGGTATAAATAAACGCTATCCTCAGAATGAACGGCACCGGACATCAATCGGCCGGTTGAATCCAAATGCGTTGGCCCGGTGTATGGTTTGCCGGCCTTTGTATAATGAACAACGCCCTCCGCGAAATGCTGATCCCACATTGAATAACAAATCGCGGCCGCTTGCCCGGCATCCTTGCCCTCACTTACAACGTATGAAATGCAACGCGGAATAAAATCATCTTTGCGTTCACCCTTTTCCGGCTCCACAAACTGATCATTGAATTTTACAAAATCTTTTTTAATCGCCGGGCGATCAACCAGGGCGATGAAATCGACCATCAAATCCGAATCCATATCATCGGAAATCATCATTTCATAAACAGGTAATTTTTTCATTTATATTATTTTTATTGTTATCCTAAACGTGCCGCGCGTTGCAATCTTACGTTTCTTTCATCGGAATTCCTAATATCCGAATCTAATACATAGGCGCGATTAACACCCCCGGCGGCGGCGTTTCCGATGTTCTGAATCGTTGATGCGCTTAATGATGTCGCGGTTGATTGTGGCGCAACGGGCGCGGCCACGCTTGCCATTGTTGGTGTTGCACCTCCGCCTCCGCCTGGAACCTGGGTTCTGCCAATGTTTCGAACGGCCGAAAAACCGGATGCCAAAATCGTTGCAACGGATGCAACTTTTTGAATGGTTCCGAATGGCTCCGGGATTACTGTTTTGTTTCGTAAAACCTCGGTTACACCCAAATAAGTATTGATCAACGCCTGCGATATTGCCAACGCTTTGCCGGCAATGGTTTGTTTTCCGACCAGGTCGCCCAATGCCCCTAATGTTTCGCCGGTCATTTTATAGGTATCGCGTTTCTGTTGCTCGTATAATAATACGGCATCGGCTTGATCCTTTTCTAATTTTGCAGCATCATTTTTTTTCTTTTGCGCTGCATCGTATGCTTTATTTTCCGCCTCTGTTTCTGCGTCCATTCGCTTTTGGAACTCTGCATTTTCCGCTTCCAGGTCGGCCTTTTCTTTTTGGGTTTGTTGTTGCGCTAACTTGATATTATTATCGGAAATCTCTTTTTGTGTTTCATATTGGATTTTAACCAATGCCAGGCGATCGCGTTCCTCCTGTTCTGCGATTGCTTTCTTTTTATCGGCTTCCTCTTTACGCTTTGCAATGCGTTTATCGCTTTCCTCTTTTTCAATCGATGTGATTTGCGATTGTGTTTTTTTCGCAATCTTCGCCATCGATGCCGCTTCATTTTCGGCTGCGATGATCATGTTATCAATCGCGGACAATTTATCCTTGTCCACGTTTTTCATGTTCTGCAATTCCAACCTGGCAGCCTTCAATTGCTCGATTGAACCCTCACGAATCTTTGCAATCAAATCGCCACGCGCGCCTAACTCCATTGCCATCGCCTCCATTGTCAGCCTGGCTTTCATTTGGTTAATTTCAATCACCTTTTGCGATTCCTCACGTTCAATCCGGGCGGCCTCTTTCAATGCCGCGATCCGATCACGAATTGGCAAATTTGCATCCGCGGCGATTTCGCGCGCATCTTGCAACCTTCGGTTTGCCTCCGCCGTTGCGATTGCCGAATTCCTTTGCGCATCTTCGAGATCATCCAGGGCCTCTGTGATTTCTCCAAAACGTTGCGCCGTTTGTTCCGTTGTTACACCCAACGCAGATAAAACGCTAATCAATCCGCCCGAAACATTTTCAATCAACCAAACAAATCCATCAATCAACGGCGTTAAAAATCCGGTGATGAATGTATTGAACACGCCGGACAATGTGCCGAATGCCTTACCCAATGCATCGGAAACGCCCTCCATTTGTTTGAACTTTTGGAACAACGCCACAACCAATCCGGCAAGCAATGCAAAAACGCCGATGATCGGATTTGCTTTCAAGATATTGAAAGCCTGCGTCAATGCTCCAACGCCCTGCGATGCCTGTCCCAATGCCGGTGATAACGCGCCCAATTCGCCCTTTAATTTACCGAATGAATTACCGGCATCCTTTGTCTGCGTTGATGCGCCTTTGAGCGCGTCCTGGGTTTTTCCTATGCTTTGCGCCGAATTCCCTGTGTCAACCTGTAACTGCGCTTTTATGTTTATGTCTGCCATGATTAATAAATTCGATTAATTATTTTTAATAATTCAACGCCGCAAATATCCTCATTCGTTGCGTTAAAATCTGTGATCTTGTTTAAACGATACAAAACGCCATCAATCCAAATCAACCGCGAAAAATCCAATTTATAAATGTCTTTAAATGCCAATTTCATGGTGCATGTCAACAACCGGGAATCCTTATCGGTAATTTCGGCCATGTAGGTACTCCAATAAGTATTGAATAAATTATTAGCGGTGTATGTGGCAATTGTAAATGATAACTCCTGCGGAGGTGAAAAACACAAATCAAATGTTGGCGTTGTTGGATCGTTCAAATGTCCGGCGTATCCGTATGCGGTGTATGTATCATGACCGGACGGATGATTAAGTTTCCATGATGTTACACCGGTGATTTTCTTTGCTTGCATGATACGAATTACCGAATCGATGCGATCCTCTTTTGTGTTTTCGTTTGATAATTTATAAATTGATGAAACTGTTTTATCAACACCAGTTATCCTGGTCAAAACCGAATTGGCGAAAATCAATTCAACCGATGTTGTTTCCTTTGCGAATTCGAATTCGGTATCGAAAATAAAATCGCCATACCCTTCATTAAATTTCTTTCGATAGTTTTCTGAATAAAAATCGTTATCCTGTTTGTATTTATAATTGTAGTAACGCGAATTCAATTCGGACATTGGCTTGATGCGCATCGGTTTGGAACGATCAACCTTCAATGACCAATCAACCGAATCGGCATCCTCGTAAAATGTAACGAATGGCAAAACCTTTAATTTCTTTTCCGTTTCGTAATCTTCGAAAACGTAAAGATTAAACATTTTACATATTGTCGAAAAAAATTCCCTTTGAAAAACCCCCTTCGGGATGGTGTCGTTCACCACGATTGTATCGCCATATCCAATGGAAACCAAACCCGGTGTTGTTGTTTCAATCTGAAACAAAGTTCCGGTACTTATTGTGTAATCACTAATATTTGCGCTGACTTGAACCGATAATGTATCCGCCGGGTTGATTGTGATGTTGTTAACGGACAAAATCAAGATTGTTGCATATCCTGGCGTATATGAAACAACATCGGCGGCGGTTGAAATCGTTGTTCCGTTTTTCTGCAAATTAACCCGGAAGGTATTCAATACCGGATCAATCGTGTTTATAACGGCGTCAATTTCCAGGATTATGTTTGTTGTTATTGCCGATGCGCCGCCGTATGTGAAAATAGTATTGCCACCGCTTGCCGTAAAATCTCCCAACGTTGAAACGGAAAAAACAATCGGTTGCGCCGAAAGGTAATTTGTTGTTGTTGGCGTTGCTTGAAACGCCGTTGAATTAAATCGGTAAAGGTTTTTTTGATTATGCGGAACAATCAACCTATTGAACAATGCCGATGATAACGCCGGGAAATCCCATGTGTATCCGGAGGCGGTTATCGTTTTCTCCAATATTTCCCGTACGTATAACGCCGGGCGAAACGCCGTAAAATCAAAATCAATTTTATTCGTTGAAACGCCACCATAATCAATCAGCGGAAAATACAATCCGGAACCGGCGATGGTATCCCATGATGCGGATATGTTGGTTGAATTCCACGTTGTATTGTATGCGCTGAAATCTAAATCCTCGATTTTTTTATTTGCCAACGCCGAAACAAAACCGCCCAATTCTCCGAATACTGCGCATTCATATTCTATAAATCCATCCTCAATAATGATTTCCAGGATACGGAAAACACCTTTGAAAACTTGCATATTGTCTGCAAATATTATCGCATCGGCTGAAATGGCAGGGTTAAAATTTGCTCCGATGTTTAATTCCGCCGGATTGTAATCGTTGCGCGCGTTGATGTTGAAAATGTTTCCGAATATCTTATTATTGTTTTTTGTACCCGGTAAAACAATCGTTTTGGAAAACGTTGTGTTTTTCGCGCCAAAATCTTTAATATCATCAATCGACATTGTTAGCAATGTGCTAAACGATTCATTTACATCAATCTCTTGTTTTTCAACAAACAATTGGATCATTGGAATTGTGTTTTGTATGTTACACCAAAATCAACCTCAATCATCAAGTTGATCAACCCATCAACAATGTGTTCCCGGAATTCGTAATTGTTTGCCGTCATGATCACCGGATACAATTCCCCTTCATCCTCAATGTAAACCTCCGGCGATGTTGCCAATTGTGCTAACCATTGGTATTCGGCATCGGTAAGCCAATCGGTATTCAAACGCAACTTTTCGCGGAACCTTCCGCCGAATTGTGTTGTTTGCTTGTACATTGTGTAATTGTTCAGAACCGAAACGGCCCCGGATGAACTTACGCGGTAAGGTAATTGTTTAAATGTTTTTCGTTCAACATCGTATGTTTTCCTCGATACCTTGTTGAACATCATGGTTTCGTATCCGCCCCATTTATTCAAAAAATGAACATTGTAGTTTTTATACAATCCCTCACAAAGTATTTTCACAACATAGGTTTTGGAACCGATGGCGACGGAATATTGCGTCGTTGATGTTGTGAAATTGCCAGGGTATTCATCGTTGATGGCCGATGGCGATATGTTGATCAATTGCATTGTATTTGCCGCCGTTGGTGTTATTGTCTTTGTCCTGGTCGATGTGCCACCGGTTACAACAACATTGAACGCGGTTGAAACCTCGGCAAAGTATGGGATGAAATAATTACCCGTTGTAAATGTTAGGTTGATATTTGCCGGGCGATCGGATAAAACATCATCATCATAATTGGACAATGATTCAAAACCAGGATATCGGCCGTTATAATAATTGAAATAAACCCTTGATGAATCCGTTACCAATACGGCCGATGTTGTTGTTCCGTACTCCTCGCGGATTTTAACAACGCATGAAACGCGCCATTCACCTTCGCCCATTTCATCGGCCTCCATTGCACCGCCAACGGATGCGTTGAATGATTGGACGCAATATTCGCGGATCACCGATCCCAGGTCAATAATACCGCGGTTTGATGTTGGGTGTGGGAAATACTTTCCTTTGAAAACTTGAACGCCATTGATTTCAAGTTCCGCCACATATTTATAATTTGGATATGTTATCGGGCTTGCCGCGTGCGCATCGTAAACAACATACACCAATGGATCGTTTACGCTTGAATATTGAACGGGTGTGAATTCGAATGTCATTGTGTAATATTGTTTATTATGTCAATTTTTAACGCGACACCCAATTCAGATTCAATGGTTGATTGAAATTCATCGGTTGCCTGTTTCCAAAATTTGCGCGGTTTTATTCCTTTACGTTTTATGAAATATGACGCGGTAACGGCGGCGCGTGTTGATGCATCCATCATTTGTTTGCCTTTGGCCTCCCTTGCTGAAACCGCCCTTGAAACGTTCCGGGCGGATGCGCCTTCGCGCGCAATCCATGCTTTAACCGATTTCACCATTGCGCCGTTGGGATCAACGCCACGCGTTTTGAATGAAAACCTTGATCCGCGATCGACGGCCCATCCGTTAACCCCTTCATCCTGGTAGGTTGAATATTCCGGCGCGGTTATTCCTATGGTGTATGTTCTGCCATCAAATGAAACATCCGTTGGCTGCATTGAATCCGCCATGCGCCCGGATGAAACAACATCCTTTTCATTGATCTTGTCCGAAACAATATCAATGTACCTGGCCGCCAATTGCTCAATCGTATTGTTGACATCCTTTAATTCAATCTTTTGAAATTTGGATGTATCTTCTCCCAATAGATCAATGAACCCATCCGCCAACGCCTCATGTTGTATTTTTGCAAATGATGCCATTATTTGTTCAAATGTTTTTGGTATGATTGAAACGCCTTCAAATATGCAAGATCATTAAACGCCTGGATGATAGGCAAATCAAACGCCTGGGCCAATGTGATCCCTTCATATTCCGCCACTTGCTTTGCGGAAAAAAACCATCCGTATTGATCGACAAACGGATGCGGCTTTTCGGGTTTGGCTAATTCATCTGATTCATCTTCGCTTTCTTCCGCTTCAAATAAGCCTTTGTATGAATTAACCAGGTCAGCAAACGAAAGAAAAAAACGCGTAATGTCTTGAAGTACATGGCGAATGTTTGTGTTTAACAATAGTTCCGATTTCAGTTTGTGGTCGCGTTTATCTTTCCAAATTGATGCGCCGACCAGGTGCATTGCATCAACCTGGCCTTGTTTCATGAAATGTTGAACTTCGATGAATTGCCCCAATGTTATTTTGGATGCATCGGTTTCGAACTTGAACCAGGAATAAAACGGCTTTTTGTCGATGTTGCTAAATTGTTTTCCGATGCGCTTTGAATATTTGAGAAAACGTTTTGGTTCCATGTTGTTTACTTCATCGTATGTCAATGAATAAACATCCATGATGATCCA